CCCAACCAATACTGTTGCTAATACCAAAACTGTCGTTTCTCCGCCACAGGTAGTGCTGCATATTGCCTAAAACGTCGTTCAGGTGTCGGGCTTCCGACGGTGGCAACGACATGGCCTGCCTTCTCAGGTTCCTCATCTCGTTAATCACGGCCTGTCCGGGGCCGTTGACTTCCAAGTTCAGCAAGGAATTGCCGTAAGCGCCAGCCAGATAGCAGATCACCCAAGCGAATTGGAAGGTATTTAACTCCGAGGTGGCAAACTCTGCAACCTGTTCCATACCATCGGCATAGCAGCGGTACACCTGAATGCAGAATCTATCTGCCCAGTCCGACGATCCATAGGCAGGATCAGCGCCCACGACGTAGTAGGCGTTGGGTACTGGCTCTTCCCAAATCTTTAGGGTTGCCAATCGTTCGCTACTTTGGATTAGCGTGGTGTCTTGAAAGTTGGCACCCATGCTAAAGCGGTAGGGAATGAAGGGTGAGCGCTTGGCTTCCTTCATGGCGTCGGTACAACGGGCCGTAGAGAAGAAGGAGGTTCCCGTCATCACAAAGGCGTAGTCCTCTGTGGGTGGGAATTCCTGATACATCAGGCCATCGTCCTTCAAACCTTCGTGCAGCTTCCAGCGCCACCAAGCAATCTGCCGAGAGTTGATCTCGTAGTTGTACATCTTCTTGATGTCTTTCGTCCATTCCTTCTCTTCGGGCGAAAGTTTGCCATCCCAGTACACCTTGTAGATGTCTGACTTGGGATCAGCCATGTACAACTGGTTACGCCACCAGCCGCAGAAAATCGCTTTCTGTGTTCGCGCACGTTTGGCAGTTGTCCACATATCGTGAAACATATTGAAGCCTCGCGCCGTACTCTCGAACATATAGTAGCGAAGCGGGTTGGTTTCAGCCAAAGACGCAAGCAGAGAAGCCAAGCCTTCCTCGTCGCCCCATGAAGACGTTTCCGTGCCATGCAAGAAGGTAATGCCCTTGCCTCGACCCAATCCACCTTTGGCTCTTGTGCCTGCCACCTGATAGAACATCCGACTTCTGTTTTGCAGTACCAACTGATTGCGGTTGTGGCTCATCAGCGGAATCTTGTACTGCTTTGGCAGGCCATCCATGTACATGGACAGCGTACTTCTAAACTGCTCTCGGTTCTCTTCGGTATCCGTCGTTAGCGTTCCCTGCATACCGGGATGTATGAAGTGCCAGTAAAGGTCAAGCGCCAAGGAGATCGTGGTAATACCAAGCTGACGCCCTTTCAGTACCACAAAGAAATGGATGTCATCTTGCAGACCACGCGCTACCTCATCCATGACATAAGTTTGGGTGCCAAGCAGTCGCTCACCCAAGGTGATCATGCCTTGTTCTTTGGACTCAATCCTTAACTGGCGGCAGAAGCGGTAGAAGGCCTTGCGATCAAACTGCATGGATGGTGTATCCGTAGTGATTCTCAAACATGGCAAAGGCTTGTTCCTCGCCCATGATTTGCTTACGCTGCTCTTCAGTCAACTTGTAGAGCATCTCACCGTTGGATAACAACTGTCTAAAGCGGCTGTGATGACCAAATATCTTGGTCGAGTTCATGCCATTGTGAATGGGGCCAAAGTGTTCGAACGAAAAATACTTAGCCACTTCCAGCGGCGCATACTTCATCCCCGCCTTCTCCAAGGCAGGACGCAAGAAGCAGGATATCTGCACATCCTCGTTGTTTAGAACATCCTCTTTGAAGTAGCGGCGCATGATGCCGTGCTTGGTTGGCGCTTCCAAAAACTTCTTACTACGCAATGAGAAGCCACCGTTCTGCACAATCAAGGCACCTTTGTAGTCCTTACCATCCGTACACCATTGGTAAAGCGTTGAGAACTCGCCACTGGGCATTAGGGCTGCGTGACTTGGGCCGCCCACATAGTCATAGTCAAACCACTCATCATTCCAATTCTTTGCATCCAACGCCCAACCATCGTGCTGCACAATCAAGGCGTACTCAGTGTCGATGTAGTTATGCAGGCTATACATCACAAACTCGGAGTAGCCCTGATAGTCCAAGGGCGCACCAATGATCTTCTGGTGCATCTTGGTAATGTCTAACTCGGTGTTGGTAATCAAAAGCGACTTGCAGCCGGGCAGAGCCTCGGCAGTCTTTCTCAATGCTGGCAGCGCAACCTTTCCCCGACCATCGCCATAAATGGCAACTACTGTAATGTCTTCAAAACTTTTTTGTTTTACGTCGCTCATTCTCAAAGCCCTCTAAGTTCCAATTAGCAATCCTGTACCGCGCCTCGTAGTCTTTAGCCACAGCCAGCAACTCTTTTACGATCTCAGGTCGAAACGTCTCTTTCCAACCGGCAACCAAAGCACGCTTGGCAGCAGGCGTTGATGCGGCTATCGCCTTCCTCATCTGATCCCGCAAGACTGTCCGCGAAAGCAACAGCTCCTCCTTGTAGCGGTCAGGACTGTCCATCTGCCTTTTGCGCCAAAGCTTTGATCTCATGAATCTCCAATCCAAACGCATCGTGGATTCCCAATATCAAACTCGCACTAACCGGCAAATGCCCATGCCGCACCCGGCTGACGTAACTCGACCGCACACCCAACTCCCGCGCTAACTCCCGGTCATTTCTCAATTGGTAAGTATCCAGTAGATAGTCAAACAACCTAAACGGCTTCCGATTCCAATCTGCCTTTTCCATAGCCCCTCCCTATTCAATTCGCCATACCCGAATACCGTCACCCTCCCGACGGCACACAAACTTCCTCTCCAACCGCTTACCCCTAATCCGGTTGTAATTGCACAAGACATTCATATTCCCACCCGGCACAAAAAAACTCTCCCCCACCTGCAAAGCCTCATGCGGGTAGTTATGCCGAACCTTAACTTCAGGCATCGGTACATCGCTATCTATTTCATACATTCGCACCTCCGTTAATACAGTAAATCAACTGTATCACAAATAGTGGAGGGAGAAACCGAAATTTCCTTGGGGCGGGGAGGGAAATAGGGCGCGCAACCACGGAGGGTCAAGACCCATCGCATTGCCACAAAGATAACTACACAATCCCTATCGCCTGCCCGTTACCAATAGATCAGACCTATGCCATTGTCATAACGTCAATTGCATGAATGGCACCCTTAACCCTTTGTCAATTGACCAATAGACAATATTGCATGGAAAACAACCCCTCTACCCCTTGTTAATAAATATGCAAGGGAGCGAGGATTGACAATATATGAACATTTACCCATGTTCCCGCTATATATGGAATAACCATATATCTACAAGTAAACGATAACGTATATATCTATATATATATAGGTGAATCCCCTTGAGTTAATTTGTGAACTCATCCTATAATTAATCCGTACACATAAGTGTATTTCCTAATTAACAATACAGGGGTGAATGATGAAAACCGCATACGTTCAATTTGTAAAGCTGGCACTACGCAAGGGCTATACCGTCTCAGTATTTGATGGCGAGGAATGGCAAGTAAAGCGCTCACCATCATTCAATGCCATTTGCGAAGCAATTAAGTCAGTAGAGGAAGCGCAACTAAGAGTTCGTGACGCTGAAGGTAAGGTAGTGGCATGGGCGCTTGTTTCCGCTTTTGGCTTGGAACCTGATGAAACCGTGGTTGACTACTCAGTGAATGAATTCACTAAGGAATTCGAAGATACCTGCTACTGATCAAAACCGCTTGCCGGAGCGTTTCCGGCTTTCCTAACCTAACAGGGGCTAACAATGCAAACATTTCCAGATAACGCACCAGCGGGTTTCGCTTCAAATTACCTGTATCAAGACAGCGAATTACTTGCGACAGCGATTAAAAACCTGCGCACAGGCCGCTACGGTAGCTTTGCGGCAAGCATAGGTGATGCTGCTAATGTCGCAGATAACGCAAACATTCAGCGCATCATTAAGGCATTTCCAGAACTATTCTGGATTGCTTCTGAACTGTAATTTTTCCTAATCCTAAGGGGCTAAACATGAAAATCGACATTGCGCAGCAAATTACCGACAGAATCATTTCCGAGCTAGAAAAAGGGGCTACGCCGTGGGTGAAACCTTGGCGTTACCTGAAACAACAACCAGGGCAAGGAATGCCGTTCAATCCGGCTAGTGGCACTGTTTACAGGGGCATCAATCACTTTTGGCTGTCAATGCAACCCTTTGCAGTTCCTTACTACGTTACTTTCAAGCAAGCGCAAATGCTCGGCGGCAGTGTCTTAGCCGATCAAAAAGGAACGCCGGTTGTCTATTGGAATGTTCACCGGCGGGAAACAATTGGCGACAAGGGCGAATCAGTCACTTCCGCCTATGCCTTTATCAAACACTACTATGTTTTCAATATTGAACAATGTTCCGGTATTGAATTGCCTGCAATGCCTGAGATTCCAGAAGTAGATTGGAACCCTTGCGAGCAAGCGGATTCGATTGTTTCTCGCTTGCAATTATCAGGCGGTTTAACTCACGCAGGCGATTCCGCTTATTACAGGCCGAGCAGTGACGCCATTGTGATGCCACCACAAGCGGCATTTGATTCTCGCGAGAACTATTACGCAACCCTGTTGCACGAATCAGTCCATGCAAGCGGACACGAAAAGCGATTGAAGCGCATCACTCCGGCTAGGTTTGGCAGTGAAAATTATGCTTTTGAGGAATTAGTTGCTGAACTTGGTGCGGCTATGCTTTGCGCAAAATGCGGCATTGATGGGGATTTACGCCATGCCGGATACATTGAGAACTGGTTGCAAGCATTGCGCAATGATAAGAAATTCATTCTCTCAGCCGCAGCAAAAGCGCAGAACGCGCTTGATTACTTAACATGCGAGCAAGTGAACGAAACTGAGCAAGTAACAGAAGCAATAGCCGCCTAAAACCTGACTGTAAGCCGCCTACGGGCGGTTTACGGGCGTGTTTTAACGCCGTTTCCTAACCTACAAGGGGCAATTATGCAAATGCTTAACAAAACATATGGCGAATTCAATCAAGAAAGTGACGGAAGATTATCTGGTCATGTTCTAACAATCAACGACATACGCCGAGACGGAAAATTCTCTGTGACTCATTCATTCGGCAGCGGCAAGCGGATTAAAAAAATCTATACAAAAGAACAATTAACGGAGCAAATTAACAAATTAACTTCAATGGTGAACTAATGAATAATTTCAAATTGGCTTGGTTTGAAGTAGTAACCAGTAGCGGACAAAAATTCATTCTTGACGCTGAAAGTGAAAAAAAACGAGCCGAATTAGCAGAATTAGCAGGCCATAAGGTTACCCCTCTTTATTACTTAATTGATAACGAAGGAAAAAATGATGCTTGATACTATTCTTGAGATTCTCGGCGGTTTACTTGGTCTTGCTGTTATGTGGGCTTTTCTTTTCGTTCTTCTGTCATTCTAAAATAAGCGTTTTAAGCCGTTTTCCCTCAGGCCGGTATCCTTACCGGCCTTTTTCTTTTTCTCGCCTTGTATCCCCCTTAAAACCCTTTTAAACCGCATTGCTACCAGTGCCAGCCAATCCGCTTTTCAAAAACCCCCTATGCAAAACTCAACCCTAGCTTGTTTGGCAACAAATGCAGGTTCATTCCTTTGACATTTGAATCTGCCAAAAAAATCGGAAATCATGTTTCCAAATTGACACGCGCCTACCTATATCTGTAGTAACCGTATAGATTTAGAAACCGTATAGGAAAGTAAACGTATAGTCTTAGTAAACGACTATACCTATAAGTTTTGAGAGATAGATGTTAGAACGATAGACCCTCGTATACCCATATGACGGTTTACCCTATAGCTATAGTTACCGTATAGCTATAGTAACCGTATATATATAGGAAACGTATAGCTATACGTTTACTTAGACTATAGTAAACGTATAGATATATTTATATAGGTGTTCTACTTGCCAAAAAGAAACACAGAAGTTATCCACAGGTTATCCACAGACTTATCCACAGGGCAGAATGCCTTTCAATCTATCTCTAAAATAGTTGTTGACTTTGTGTATTCTGTGAACTATTGTGCGCGTGTGCTGATGCACATTATCCGTTTCCTAATCAGGGAGGTTCACATGATTTACACCCATCAGGATCAATTCGATCCTCGTCAAGACACAGACCTAATAGACCGTATTCGCAAGCAGGAAGCTGCTGCTCAAGCTGCTTTAGACCGTGCTAAAGAGTCTGTCCGTCACCTGTCTGCTTCCGTCCTACGTCTTCGTGAACGCCGTTTCCAATTGGTAGAACTCGACGCCTAATCCGTTATCTCATCCATCTAGGGGCTTATCCATGACTTACATTAAAGACATCAAACTGTGTGTTGATTGCTTCTTTTATGGCAATGAACACGGTCAGAAAGACCGTTGCATCAATCCAAGATTTACTGGCATCAGCATGGTGACTGGCAAAGAGGAATTCCCGTATTGCTTTGCTCAACGATCATCATTTAGGACTGCTGACTGCGGCCCAGATGCACGTTTCTTTGTTCTCCACACTGACAACCAGATTGCCAGAGAGAAGGCTAGGCAAGAGTTTGAGGAGGCCATGCGTGATAGCCCCTTCTGAGCGTGCTTTGATCGCCAAGGTGCTGAAACAAGGCGTCGAGGCTATTCATCGGTGGTGGGCTAGGTCGGTGTTTACCATCGTCCTACTTATCATTAGCTACTACATTGGCGCTGTTCAAACTGAGAGCCGCATAGCCGCTGATTGCAGGTTTGCTGCGGCCTTCAGGGTGGACATTCAGGCGTTTACTTGCCAGAGGAAACTATGACGAGAGATGACATCATGAGGATGGCGCGGGAAACAGACTGTCTTGACGATCAGCATTACGGTTCAGTATGGGCAGATAAACTTGAACGCTTTGCCAACCTAATTGCAGCCTCAGAGCGAGAGGAATGCGCGAAAGTGTGTGATGCGCGTGATGCTGCTTACTGTGCCTTTGCTATCCGCGAAAGAGGTGCGCCTTGAACACCTTTCAACTAATAACTTTTATCGGCGCTGCATTAGTGGGTGCCGGTGGGCTGGCAGCAATTATTGTCCTGTTGCTATCAGTCTTATTGTGGGATCAGGACGAAAACTAACTGGGGCTAAATATGAGTGACTTTTCACCCGAAGTGCGTAATAACGCATTATGGTCTAACGATGCACGCCGTTTCGTTGAAGGTAGAAGCGGTGAGGTTTACGCTGAGAAGATTGGCGTTAAACCGTTAGATGACTTATCCAACGTAGAAGCTGTGCAAATGGGTTTAGTAATGCAGGAACCTATCATGCGCGAGTTTGCACGCAGACAACGCATCAATTTCAAAGATGCTGACTACTCCCTGTACCACCCGCAACATAGCTTTCTTGCCTCACACTTTGATTACATTTCAGAGGATGGGCAGACACTCTATGAGGTCAAGAATCTAGGTATCCACCAGCGTAAGAAGTATGGCGACGATGGTACAACTGACGTTGACACAGGCTACCGTGTTCAATGCTTGCATGAATCCTTAGTCCACCGCATACCTAACGTGGTCTTGGTGGTCTGTTTTGGCGGTCAGGAAATCTGCCACTACCCACAGCATTTCTCAGAAGAGCAATGGGATTTACACGCCAGAGAAATGGCACAGTTTTGGGGGCGCATCAAGGCTAGAAACTTTGACCCTGAAACGATGGGTGATGCTGCCAAGATTGTGTACAAGGAAGACAATGGCAACAGCCTGTTAGCCAATCAGGAATTGGAAAACATTTGCAAGATTCTGAAGATCGTCAAAGAACAGCGCAAAGTATTAGAAGCGCAGGAAGATGCCCTAGCCGCCAAAGTGCAAGGCTACATGATGGAAGCCAGCCAACTAGCTACCTATGACGGTCGAATCCTAGCTACTTGGAAGGCCAGCAAATCGACTAAATCCTTTTCCAAAGACTTGTTCCGTAATGCCATGCCAGAGATGTATGACAAGTTTGTGGTCGAGCAACCCGGCTCACGCCGCTTTTTACTTAAGTGAGGACAACATGAATCAAGATAATTTTAAAGCATTTCCATACACAGGCGCAGGCAGTGATGGCATGGACTTGCGCGATTACTTTGCAGCAAAAGCTATGCAGGGTTTGTTAGCTTCTGACACACACGCACCTGTTGAGGAGTTTGTTCGACGGGCTTATGAGATAGCAGATGCCATGATGGAAGAGAGGATTAACCATGAGTAACGTAGTCAACATGGCAGGGGAGTCGGCAATGGTCGCACTTGACCCTGCTATCCAATCATCCATTGTGTTGCGTGGTGACTTGTCTGGACTGAACGAGGATCAAAAGAAAGAGTATTACTTATATCGCTGCCGCCAAGTTGGTCTTGATCCAGCCGCTAAACCCTTTGACTTGCTAACACTCAATGGTAAACAAATCCTTTACGCGAACGCAGGAGCTACTCAACAGCTTTGTGCGCTTCACAAACTTTCCACTCAGATTACGCATCGGGAACGTGTGGATGGAATTTACATTGTCTCCGTCCGATGCACGGGCGCTGACGGTAGAGTTTCAGAAAATCAAGGCGCAGTGGATGTCTCAACCCTTGTCGGCGAGAGATTGGCTAATGCCATCCTTAAAGCAACTACGAAAGCAATACGCAGGTCGGTTCTTGCACATTGTGGACTCGGAATGCTTGATGAGACTGAAGTTGAAACCATCCCGGAAGCGCGTAAAAACCCGTTGATCGTACCTGAAGCAGTGGCACCCATCGAAGTACCCGCACCACCACCAAAGCAAACCACAGGCGTGGCTTTTATGGTGCCGGGAAAGAGCGAAGCCTATGCCTACCATGCCAACGATGATGAGTTTGTCAACGGCTACTTGGATATGGTCACAAGCATCATGGCAAGCGGGAAGCTGAACGCTGCTGAGAAGCTGGCAAAGATCACAGCACTGGAAGGTGCAAATGACTTTGTGCTTGGCATGATTGAAGCTGAGAAGCCAGTGCTGTTCGAGGTATGGACTAAGGGCGTGAAAAGGGCGAAGGAGGATTGCGATCAGCAGATAAAAAAGGGTTGAAGCCAGCCAGCGGCAAAGGGCAAGCAGCCATGATCCTAGATCATTTGCAGCAAGGTGATGGTATTACAGCCCTTGATAGCCTAAGACTGTACGGCGTGCTACGGCTGGCGGCACGCATTGAGGAACTTAGGAAAAATGGACACACCATCGTGACGCAAACGGTGCGTGTTGGGAAGAAAGAGATAGCACGTTATTCATTAGTTAAGGAGAAGCAACATGGAGAAGCAAGACATTGAACGCAAGATGGGTACGGGCGTGCTACTGAGCAACCGTAACAAGAAGTCGCCTAGTAGCCCTGACTGGCGTGGTGAACTGAAGGTATCTGAACACTACGCTCCGGGTGACACAATCAAGCTGGCAGCATGGACTAAGGACACGAAAGGGGGTGCGCTAATCTCGATCAAAGAAGATACTTGGGTGCCGCCTGAAAGTACCGGCCCCGGCAATGTAAACCCTTTCCCTAGCAAGCGGAAAGATGATGGCGATATTCCTTTTTAATGGAGGCCACATGAAATATTTGATAGCGCTCTGGTTAGCCGTTACAGCACCACTGGTTTGGGCAACCTGCACTTACAATACCTATTGTGATAGCGGTCGGTGTGTTACCTGCACAACCTGCTGCTACGGCAATAGCTGCAACACAAATTGCTACTAACTTTTTGGGGGAAAGCGGATGCTGGTTTGATGATTAACAAATCGTCAAGGATAGAGCCAGACGCAGCGAGTACCCCACCCCCACCATGAGCAAACTTAACAGGCAGCGTGGCGCAAGCTATGAACGTGAAGTCGCCAATGCGATATTTGATCAGCTAGGCATACGCATTCGCCGCAACCTGAAGCAGTATCAGGTGTCGGATGAAGGTGACTTAATCCTTGGTAAATATCTCATTGAATGCAAACGCAGACGCAAGATTGCAGTGTATGATTTTATGGAGCAAGCAGAGAAGGCTTGCGAGATAGGTCAAATACCCCTTGTAATCATGCGTGAGGATGGCAATAAGTCTTTAGCCATGCTCCGACTTTCCGACTTGCTGACTCTGTTAGGTAACGAATTAACCCCCCATCAGCCACAGGATGAACCTTCGCCTGAAGGTAGTTAGGAGCGTTGCGGGGCGCAGCGTTACTGTGGCACGCCCCACCTTTACGGAGATCACATGGAAAAGCA